CACGTTGTGTACGAAGAGCCGATATTAGAAGATTCCGACACTCGGGAAAAGCCGACATCGGCATTTGCCGACCTCGGTCAAAGTATGCCTATACAAAGACAGAGTATTAATACAAATACAGAAGTTAATACAAAGACAAATAATATATTGGCAAAATCGAAGAAGAAAAGTTTTGTGCCACCCACTGAGGAAGAAGTAAAGGCGTTCTTTAAAGAAAATGGTTATAACGAAGAAACGGCAATCAAATGTTATGGATACTATGTCGATTTAGGATGGACCGATAGCTATGGCAACAAAGTCTTAAACTGGAAGAGCAAGATGAGGAACAATTGGTTTAAGGATCAATACAAGATTCAAGAGGGAAAGTTTAAGGTAAGAGACATATTCGGAGGAACGCATTTAAAAACACAACAAGAAATCGATAGAGCAGAACAAGGATACTTCAAGAAAATATGAGCAACTACCAAAAAATAACAGCACTAGGAATTAAGTGCAAGGACATCTCAGGACAGCAGAAGGTTAATTGCCCTTTCTGTGTGGACGGCAGATCGAACAAGAAGGACAAGAGTCTATCTGTTAACGTGGAGATGGGAGTGTACAAGTGTCACTACCCGTCATGCTCGGCATCAGAAGGCAAGAGTGTCAATCTAAACGAGAAGAAAGTTGAATATGTAATGCCCGTGTCTCGACTTCAGAAGGTGAGCGATAAGGTTGTATCTTGGTTTGAGTCAAGAGGGATATCCAATAACACACTTCTCCAATTTAAAATCACGGAGGAGGAGCAGTTCTTTCCTCAGGTTCAAAAGAAGAGAAATGCTATCTGCTTCAACTACTTTAAAAATAACATTCTTGTCAATGTAAAATACCGAGACGCTGAGAAGAATTTCAGAATGGTATCAGGGGCAGAATTGATCCTTTACAATCTGACCTCATTAGAGGGCTATAAATGGTGTGTAATCGTTGAAGGTGAAATGGACTGCCTCTCGATGCACGAAAGTGGAATCTACCCTGTCGTAAGCGTCCCAAACGGGGCTTCAAAAGGTAATCAGAACTTAAAGTATCTCGATAACTGTATTGATGACTTTGCAGACAAGGATAAAATCATCATTTTTACCGATAATGATTCAGCAGGACTTTCTCTACGCGATGAGTTGACAAGGAGACTTGGTAGAGAGAGAATATGGTATGTAAATTCTATTGACGGATGTAAGGATGCCAATGAGATTCTTCTCACCTACGGTCCTGAGATGTTACAGAAAGTAATTGCTGAGGCTTATCAGATACCGATAGAGGGGATAGAGAAGGTAAATGATGTACGTGATAAGATAAACGATATATATCTTAACGGTTTTCCAACAGGTCTTAAGGCTGGCTATCCAATGCTTGATGAACATATTTCTTTTAGAGGTTCAGAGTTTACAATAATTACAGGTACTCCCAACGCTGGTAAGTCTACATTTTTAAGTAATATTATTGTACGACTTGCCGCAAAGCACTCATGGAAGGTGGCCATGTTCTCTCCTGAGAAGCAACCTACAGAGATTCTATTCACAGAGTTGGCTGAGTTATTTATAGGCAAGTCTTTCTTCTCCTACAATCCGATTAATAAGATGACTGAGAAGGAGGTTGATGTTGCCCGTGAATTTGTGGAGGACATGTTCTTCTTTATGAAGATCGATGAGATGGATGTTACCATTGATGGGATCCTAGACAAAGCAGCAGAACTTGTGAAAAGAAACGGAATCAATTGTCTCGTAATAGATCCTTGGAACTATGTAGAACACCAAGTGCCGAAAGGTATGAGCGAGACACAATATATATCAGAGGCATTAACAAAAGTAAAAAGATTTAAAGATCGTTATGGAGTACACGTTTTCCTTGTCGCACACCCGACAAAAATTAGAAAAGAGAATGGAGCCTATGTTGTCCCTACTCTCTACGACATCGCAGGTTCAGCACATTTCTTCAACAAATGTGACAATGGTTTTGTGGTCTATCGAGATTACGCAACTGGAGAGACACAAGTCCACATTCAGAAGATTAGGTGGTCTTTTGTGGGAAGAGTTGGAGAGGTGCGATTCCTATACGATGTAAAGTGCAAGCGTTTCACTGAGATTGGAAGCGAGGAGCGTTTTAGTCCAATAAATGATTATGAACAAAAAAATGATGACGTTTATGGAAACGAAGATATACCATTCTGATCCGGCATTTCAATACGGACTTAGACAGGTGGCAATTACATCCTATAAGAACGGGGAGCTAAGTGGCTCAAAACAAGACTTCTACGAGAATGTCGAGGCTGTTTATATCTGTGTTGATAAAAAATATGTAGAAATAATTGAAGTTTTATTTGCATTTTGTGAGAAAAATGTTAGATATTTGCGAAATAATAATTTGATACAAAAAGAAGTAAATGAAAACATCAAGAAAAACGCAAGTAATCGAACTTGCAAGGAGCTTGGTCTCGGAAAGCCAAATAGTACTGAAAAATACCGAGAGAAATATCTACATAATTTATACAAATTCGTCTACTGGGATTTTATTCAAAATCACTCAATAGATCAAGTAAGGGAAATGTTTAATCAAATCAAATAATAAAAACAAATGACAGCAGAAAAAGAAAAAAAAGAAATTCACTTTGGAGACATCTTAGAGTATGTGCCGAATGAGAGGAAAGAAAGATTCATTCACGATCTAATTCTTTATGTTCCTCACTTAAAAGAAGAAGCTGATAAGTTTAGTCATGTGATACACAATGTTGCTTTAGGAACTAATATGAGGAGCTACATTGATCTCATGAAAGATTTAGCTATCAAAGTTTATAACGCGACAGGTGAGATGAATAGAAAAGAAGAGAATATTCTCTACAGACGTTTAGTATATTGGATGATGTATAAAACATTACCTGTAACACTAGAGGGTATTGGTAGTGAGTTTGGAAATAAAAATCACGCCACCATTCTGCACGGAATTAATATGTTTCAGGACTCTATGGAAACATCATGGAAAGACAGAATGATTGTCCAGTACTTTGTTGAAAAAATGGAGGAGCTTGGATACCGCCAACCAAGACAGGCATATAACGATTTAATCTTTAAGTTAAAAATCAAACACTAAAAAAACAATGGAAATTACAATTGACAAACCGCATCAAACTATCTACCATTTTAATGGTGAAGTTATTTTAGACATGAAGTACTCATACACTCTAACGAAGATCGTAAACTTCGCAGGAACGGCATATGAAGTAGACGCTCACCCATCTTCAAGTGAGACAGATTGGGGTGGTTGGAACGAGATGAAGAAAAGATTTGTTGAAGATATTATTGTTAAACACTACGAAACACATGGAGCAGAGTAAGACAACTATAAGCAAAATCAAGTACAATTACAAGGATGAAAAAAGTTCAAATACTCTTGAAAGTGTAATTGCAGATCTTCGTAAGAGAGAGGAAAAAGGTTTGAAAGAATATGGGACCACAGTTGATCGAAAAGACTTAATTTTGAAAGATTGGATAAAAGAAGCCTATGAAGAAGCCCTCGACCTTGCCGTATACTTACGAAGAGCTATGGATGACATACAATGAAGAAACAGAGACTTACACTCCTGTGATTGTTACTTTAATGGATTACGAATACGAAGAAGATAAAAAATATGGAAAATAACTTGATGTTTTTAAAACACCTAATTAAGAATATGCACCCTGATTGGACGGATGCTCAGGTAGAAATGGAGGCTCTACGCACCTCCTTAAATCAAAATGATGATGACGAGGAGGGATGCCTCTATTGTGGATCATAACACACTCGTGTTAATATCTGTTAATTGACTTTATAAAATTCTTTTATATCTTTGTAAAAGAAAATAAAACACACAATGAAAAATTTAATTGAAAAGGTAGAGGAGTTCAACACATCCTTCAATCTACCTATTAGAAGCGAGACTACTAATTTAGATCGCAACGAGATCGTCCTCCAGTACAGATTACTTTTAGAGGAATTAGAGGAGTATGCAGATGCCGCTGCTGATGGAAATTTAGTGGAAATAGCTGATGCCATTGGTGATATGCTGTACGTATTAATTGGTACAGCTATACGTCACGGCATTCAAAACAAATTGGAGGATATCTTTAATGAGATTCACAGATCTAATATGTCAAAATTAGAAGATGGGAAACCTCTGTATAATGAATACGGAAAGGTAATCAAATCCTCATCATACTCACCACCTAATATAAAATTCTTATTATGAACGACTGGTTTCTTTTAGCTATAGCAATAGCTGGTGTTATTGCAGTAGCATCGTTTTTAGACGGAGATAATAACAATAAAACAGGATTATCGTCATGATAATTAAATTGCACGAATCGGAAGTACATTTCCTCCGAACACTCGCCTCCACAAGATCTTTCTTCAGTAGAAAAAATAATGTCACGGATCAAAAGTTTGCCGCAGATAAGTCAGGGTTTGAAATAGACTTCGATGGATGTCTATCTGAATACGCCTTCTGTAAATGGCACAACATTCACTTCGATCTATCCTTTGCTGATGATACGGCAGGTAAGCCAGATTGCATCTATAAAAATTTGACAATAGATATCAAAAGCACTCGCCTAAAGAATGGCCGTTTGATTGTCAAGCTAAACGCTCGTCCAATGGATATGTATGTTCTTGCTATTGTAGAGAGTGATTATACTGTACGATTTGAAGGATGGGCTAGATCACAGGACGTTAAATTAGAGGAGAATATTCGTAACCTTGGAACAGGAGATTCGTATGTACTCGATCAACATCAATTACTAAGATTTAAAGAAAATGCACACAAAAAAAACTAAGGTTTCTTACTTCCACGATAAGGAAGAGAACAAAATGTTGGAGGTTACTGAATGGGCTAATGGAGCCGGAGTAGATATTGCCATAACTAATGAGACAGGCAGACAACTAATCGCCCTCTCCTATAGAGACGCAAAGAACCTACGAAGATTAATCAGGTATATCTTACGTCCAAATGTTGATTAAAGGCTACTACATTGAGGCTATGGAAGTCTTAACCAATACTGGAGGGGTAGACTTCTTTGACCTCACGCCAACGGAACAATTGGTTACCACCATGTTTGATATCCGAGATGTAATGTCTATAAGACAGGTTGATGAATTATTACCGAAATATGTTGTAATAGAAATAGGCATGGGAAACCCACGCCTATTCAAATTATCTTACGATTCTATTAAGTCTATCTTTATGAACCGAGATTCTATTTAAAGATCACGTCCATCCATAGCATACACATTTACCTTTGCGTATGGAATGTTTATATTAACATCATTATGCAAAACACTCATTTCTGAAATGTAGCAAGCATATCCATTCCCATCAGCGTAAGTATCTGTACAATACTGTGCTATATTGGTAAAGAGATTGTCGTTAGAAGAAAGAATTTGACTCCCTTCGTATAAAGTGGGTAGATATTTATCAGAATCTGCGGTTATAACAAAGGAAGTTAGAAA